TGTTAGGCACTATATCAGCGGGTCTGTTAAAGTTCTCTGGTGCTAAATTTGTTGACGCTCTTGCAGGTGTAGGTGCTTCTATACTTAACTTCTTCTCTGGTAATGAAAGTCCAGTACAGGAGATGTTAGACTTAGCAGATAATGCTACTGAATTAACTACTGCTGCTAATGCATTAGACCAACTTGCTATATCATTAAACAGTATATCTGGTCTTAAATTTGATGGTAGTAAAATCAAAATGAAAGAATTTGCTAAAGACTTAGGTGAAAGTGTACCTCTTATTGAGGCTGCAATTATGGGTGGGTCTGTTGACTTATCTTGGTTCCCAACAGGTAATACAAAGTATTTAGGTCTTGCAAGTCCTGAAATTGATTTTGAAAGTGCTACTCAAAGAATAATGGAATTAAGACAAGCATTAGGTCAAGCAATGGTTGAACAAACTACATTAAATGCTGAAAGTCAAAATAAAGCGCCTGTAGTAGTAAGTGATAGTTCAGTTAGTAATGCTGTAGTGAACAACAGCAGTAGTTCCTTTTCTGTTCAAAAAAGCACTACTGCTCCTGATTTAACTATGGACAATTTAGCCTACGACTTTTAGTCTAGGTGTTCTCATAAGGTTTGATAAGTTTTTTCTCGTCTGTTCTTTTATTCTTTTTTTTAAATTTTTCATTTTAGTTTCCCTTTTTAATGGCTTTAATATCATTAAAGCTGACCTAGATAGCGTCATGCAATCTCCGTTTCTAATTGTTTAGTCTTCCTGACTTATTCAGAAACTGGTTTGTAAATGGTAATTAATTCGTCTTTACCTTTTACTTTAATCTTATCTACTTCAACTGACTTGATGGTCTCTAATTGTTCCATAGTATAACTAGAATACAATGTCGGGGTAACTTTTCCATTTTCATCTTTATAGTTTCTTGTGGTTGCTTCTAATCGTGCAGCCAAGTTCACAGCGTCACCAATAACTGAATAGTCTAATCTTGCTTCACTACCCATGTTACCAACTATACATGTTCCAGTATTAACACCTGAACCTATGTTAATATCTGGTAAACCTTTTTCTTTAAACTCTGCTTTAATCTTATCTGTTTCTTCAGCACATTCTATACTTGTCTTTACTGCCATTTCTGCATGGTTAGGACAATCAAGTGGTGCATTCCAAAATGCCATGATACAATCTCCCATGTACTTATCAATTGTACCACCATTCTTTAATACTATATTACTCATTCTGTTTAGATAGTCATTGATTACATTTACAAGACCCTCTGGGTCATCATTGTTTTTATAGTATTCACTTATAGGTGTAAACCCTACAATATCCATGAATAGAAAAGACATCTCCTTTCTGTCGCCGCCTAGTTTTAACTTCTCTGGATGCTTCACTAATATTGCCACTTGCCTTGGGTCTAGGTATTTCTCAAATTGTTTTCTTATGCGTTGCTTTAATCTAAACTCTAGTATAAATCTTAGGAATGTGCTATGAAATGCTACTAGTAGAGCAGTCAGCAAAATCCAAGTAATATCTAGTAAAATCAGGCTGCTACTGTAGAGCATAGTGAAATAATTACCCACGCCAATGAATAAACCTATCAATGCCAGAGCAATTATCCAGTATGGTGCAAATCTACATACTAATACTATAACACATCCTAGGAAAAATGCAACAGCTAATTCTATTAAACTATCATAGCGACTTATTGTCTCACCATCTAGTATAGTCTGTAATGTATTGGCACTTATCACATAATCATATTGTTCGCCTAGTGGTGTTGCAATCACACCTCCTAGTCCTTCTGCCGTCATGGCAATAATTACTGTGGTACCTGCGGCTGATGAAAAGTCATCACTCGCTGCTGATATTGTTTTAAACTCTTTATTCCATCTTACCCATATTCTAGCGTTAGCGTCTGTATTGATTGTAGCATATGCCGGTACTCTCATTGCAACCACACCAAAATCATCTGCTTTAACTTGATAACTAGGATCGCCAACTGCAACTCGTATTGTTTCTATTGCCATGTTAGGGTAAACATTCTCACCAATCTTCATCAATAGTGGTACTCGTCTTACAACACCATCTATCTCTGGTGCTGTATTAATAACACCTACACCATTTGCACATTGACTTAAAAACAATTCAGGACCAACCATGCCCGGCCACTCATATAAAAAGTTTAGAGGGTCACCTATCTTTGCAACACCTCTTGGCACGGCGTTACTTGTATTCTTTTGTGTCGTACCTACTTGAGCAATAACTGTACCATAACCTAATGCATTACAAAACTCCTCATCACCACCTAATCTATCTTGTTCACTAAACAAAATAGGCATAACAATAATACCTGTTTGTGCGTTTCTTAAATCATAGATTATTTGTGCCAATACATCACGCTTCCACGGCCATTGACCGTATTTCTCAATCGCTTCTTCGTCTATAGTGATTATGGTAATGTCTTGTGAGGGTGTCTTCTCCTCATTCTGGAGTACATAGTCAAAACTCTTTAATCGCAACAACTCTTTAAACCATGGGTCTTGTAAACCTATGTAAGTCAAAAATATGACAGTAATAAATGCCGTTGCCCAATGGGTAACATACTTCATATTACTATTTAGTTACCTTGTGTTGTTGATAGGGTACAACCACTTGATGTACCACAAGTCATATTTACATTGTAGTCCTGGTCTGTAGAACCTTGTTGTACTAAATCAAAGTCTGTGGAATATCCATCTAATTCCACTCTAGCCGCATGGTCACCTGAACCTGTCTGTGAGATATCAACATCATGTGCATAAGAACCTGTGTCTAACTTTAAGTCTAAAAAGTGTTCGCCTGTACCTGATTGGTTTACATCTACTGCATTATTACTATTGTTGATATCTAAAAACAATGTCTTATCACCATTATCTAATTGTTGCATTGTAATGACATTTGAACCTGAATCCAAATCTAAATTCATATAATGCTCACTTGATGTTGTACCATTATTTCTTTGTTGTAAAGTTAGTGTATTTGTAGAACCATCAATGTCTAAAAATATTCTATGGTCGCCTGTGTCTGTAGCATAATCTCCTTGTGATATATTAAGTGTATTTGTACTGCCTGTTATATCTAATGCAAGACCATTGTTGCCACTACTACCACTTGTCGTTACATTACCTTGGTCAATATTGATTGTGTTATTATCACCTGTGATTGCACTATTACTAGACCAATCTGTACCTACTATAAAATTATTCTCACCTTCTTGTTCTACATTTAAAGTATTACCGTCACCTGTAATAGTCATTTTAAGACCATTACCTGTTTGTGCTTTATCACTTGTTATTGTAGATGATTGACTTGTTGTTGCTGTTATATTTACTGTGGTTGATAATATACCTTCTTCTTCAAGTGTTTCTTCTAAAAAGGTATACAATCTTGTATTCCAAGTGGCACTATTATTATTACCACTATGATTAAATTGTGCTTGGTCAAGTGTAATAATTAATTTACCACCATTACTACCATAACCATATACTGCCCAGTTTTTCCATGTACTGAGGTTTGCTCCTGAATTATCTGCTAATGCCGTACCACCAGAGTCCATTCTAAAAACATTTCTTGTAACCCAATAAGTATTTGTACTTGAATATTGAGTACCATGAGGATGTGATAGATAGTTCGCTTCACCATTATATATTGTAATAGTACCTACACTTAATTTACTTTCTACAAGACTTTCAATGCTAAGTGTTCTATTGCCATCACGGTCACCATTACCTGCAATAATAACATTACCACCTGCACCTATATAAGTTTCATATGCCGTCTTACATGTACTACCACAGTTATTATTACCTGCAACATTGATATGTAAATCTTTACCAGTAAAATCACTCAAACTTACTGACCCACTATTTGTACCTGTAACGGTAAACCCTAATGTTTCT